GAATCAGATTCAGGAGTAAGCGCAGCAATTCGGAGTAGTCAGCAGTCATGCGGTGCATGTTGCCGGGTTGCCGTAATCGGCGCACCTGGTAGCGGGTTGATATGCGGCATACCAACTGCTAGCGGGTGTTTTAGTGCTGCGGGGCGTACTACAGTGCTGGCCTGGAAAAAGAACGCGGCGACGTGGGAAGTGTGGGGACACCGACCACGCCGCCGTGCCAGCAGAATACGGCTGCAAGCAAAGCCAAGGCCGCGCCACCTGTACAGGTGGGCCGAAGGCTAGCATATTTACGCAGGTATACCCAAATGCATGAAATCCGTTGTGGGAATTGTTCCCGAAAATTGGGAGAGGGTGAATACATCGCCCTCTCTATTAAGTGCCCGCGATGCGGCACATTGAACCACCTGAGAGCCACGCGCTCCGCACCAGCATGCCGTCGAGCATCTGACATTGGAGCAGTACGTGCAAGCAAGTCCGATTATTCCCTGGATGGGTGGCAAGCGCCGCCTGGCCGATAAACTCATTCCGCTATTTCCGCCGCACGAATGTTACGTCGAGGTGTTCTGCGGCGGCGCCGCGCTGTATTTCCTGCGGCCGGTGCCGGCGCGTGTAGAAGTAATCAACGACATCAACGGCGAACTAATCAATCTGTACCGGGTTGTGCAGCACCACATGGAGGAATTCGTGCGGCAGTTCGAGTGGGCAATCAGCAGTCGGCAGCAGTTCAAATGGCAGCAGGATGCACGACTGGAGACCTTGACCGATATTCAGCGCGCCGCCCGATTCTATTATCTGCAACAGCACGCCTTCAGCGGCAAGGTGGTTGGGCAGCACTTTGGCACAGCCACCACTACACCATCGCCCGATCTAAGCCGGATTGAAGAAAATCTGCGCACTGCCCGTCTGCGAATAGCCGGCACGTTTGTGGAAAATCTGCCCTGGCTGGAATGCATGAAACGCTATGACCGGGAGCACACGTTTTTCTACCTTGACCCGCCGTATTGGCAAACGCCTGGTTACGGCATGGAATTTGGGATGGAAGAATACGAAAAGATGGCCGAATTTATGCGGACTTGCAAAGGCAAAGTCATGGTCAGCATCAACGATCACCCTGATATTCGCCAAGCATTCCACGGTTTCACCATGATGGGCCTCGATATCAGATATGGCATTGGCAACGTACACGGCCAGCCAGGCGGAAGTAAGGAACTGGTGATTACCAACTGGAATGCAGACGTGATGACGCAGCTTTTCTAGAAGCCATTCGACTGACGACAGTGATTAAAAAACATTTCCTCATTGAAACATGCTACTTTGGTAAAAATACAACCACAACGCTTTAGGTGTTTTTCTTATTGGTGTCGATTTAATAATAACTTTTATAAGTTAGTTGCTACGTCCAATCACCTCGGGGAGGTTAGAAATGCGAGCTTTATTTCTGCTTGTTGTAGTGTTTGCCGTTAGCGGGTGTGTATCGATTCCTCTCCCATCGGACGGTCAGAGCGATGGGACCGCTACTAATTCTGCTGTTTCTTCAAAGGGCCAGAAGAAAGCAAGCAGCGCCCAGGAAGGCAAGAACAGCGCTACCAATTATGGCTATCATCCGTTGGACCCGCTACCGATAGATCTCCGGCTCCCAAAATCCCAGGTTCTGGATGCTCTGCCGGATGAAACGATACGAATCGCTGTTGGTACGGTCGCCTGGGACGGTGCAATTACTTTCGGCCCCGCAAAACTTGGAGTCTCTGGCAGTAACTATGTGGTGATCCTGGATTACATTAAATTCGGGACCGATTCCTTCGCTGTCGCGGTGTCGTCAGACATTAACGGAGTCCGCACCGCAAAGGTGCTTCCAGATTCAGACGCATCAAAGGCAGACGTAGTCGTGCCAGTCTATATTGGTGTGGGTCTGCGTCTTACTGCAAATATTGCAGTCAAGAAAGCAGGGGTTGATCTCGGTAGCCTTTTTGCACTTGGGGTGGCGGCTCAGGCCGGAAAAATTTCAGGAACATTGGTCATTCAAACATTAGGAGTAAGTGGCCCGGAAATCTCCGGTTTGATTCCAATGCCCGGTGAAATTAGCGAATCCACCATTCAAAATGCAATACTCGCACTTGCATCAATTAAAGCAAAAATATATGACCCAAAGACGTTAATAACGCCAAGAGTGGTTGGTGTGTATAACAATCTTGGAGGAGGCGAAACAACGATCAACGGGTTCATTTCGACGCTATTGCAACGACCGCTCCCGTTTCCAAGGCCGCTAAAAACAGCAGAAAAAGAGACCACTAAACTCGCAGTCAACCGGACCGTTAAGCGATAAAATCAAAACGACGCCATATCCTCATTACGGCAAACCGATTCGGCGTTGGTCAATACCCAATCAGAGTGTTCTCAAAAGCTATCCAGATGACGTAACAATGGATTACGAATCAACTCCTGATCGGTAGCACTGAAACCAAGTAAAGGCCGGGCCGGATAGCGATACTCCGGCCCTCTTTTTTTGTCGACCTTGTCCGTCAATCCTTCCTGGTGTACGCGGGCAATGCGCGCCACGCGCCCAAAGAATCCAACCGAAAGTTGATTTTCGTCCTGTTCTGTTTTGAGATTTTTTTGCAGGCGAATTTTTTCAAACATTGCGGCTTTCTGGCGCTTGATTCTCCCTTTCTTGCCGCGCAGATTCTTGCGCTGTTTGCGCGCCGCGTAGGTTGCCCCGTCCGGCGCCTGCTGGCTGGCGATGCGTTGCGCCTGGCTGCGCCGCAGATCCTGAGCAATCTTGCGTGTGATGACGCGACGCTGGCCTGGTTGGAGTCGGGCGAGCAAGGCGCCAGCCCATTGCTCGATGGCGCGCAGCTCGTCACTCATAGCGGATCTGCCGGCGTGTGCCATTCAGCGATCAATGAATCCCCCGCGTAGGCTTGCCAGAAGTTATCTGTATAGATTGGGGTAAGCTGGGGCTCCGCTGGATGTCGCACGTCCAGCCGGCCGCCGCTGCCCCGCTTGACCACTACACGCTCGGTCAGGGCCAGCTTGATCGATAGATCAATCGTTTGATGATTGTTGAAATCGACATCAAAGCCAATACCGGTTTTTCGGAGATCCGCATTGTCGAGCAAGTCGCGCTGGTGGATCTCGACCCAGGCCAGCAGCGCCACCATGATGGCGTCGGCATCGCCGCTATAGTCGGTAATGATGATATTCAATTTATACCGATACTCAAACGACAGGGAGCCGGTGCCGGTGGCAACCGTATTGCCTTCATCGGCGAACACCAGCAGCTTGTCGGGATTCTGCGTGAGGTCGGCAATGGCGGCCTTGAGATGCGCTCTAAGGCTTTTTGGCTTGTACATCGGCGGCCTGCTGGCAAAAGTAAATCATGTCGACTTCGGCGGCGCAGGTTTGCCAGGCAGCCTCTGTGCGTTCCAGGGTGAGATGCAGCGCGCCGTTAGTCTTGGGCGCCGCTGCCGGCAGCTGGCAACGTGTCACTGGCGGGCAGGCGTTGAGGGAGATGGTCGGCGCCGGTGGCGGCGGGACGGTCCCGCAACCGGGCAATAGCGTCAGGCAAAGGAGTATCGGCCCAGCTGCGGATAGTCGCATTCTCATGTTGGAGGCTTTCAATCAGGTTTTCTCGTTCGTTGAGCGTGGTGGCGATGCGGTCGCGGTCGTCCTGCAGCTTGGCGGCGGCCTGCTTGTTCCTGGCCGCCGCCTCCGTCAACGTCTTGATGGTGCTGTCCCGGTCGCGGGTAGCTTGTTCGGCCCGTTCGACGCGATCCTGGGCGGCGATCAGGCTGCTGCGCTGGATGGTGATCACCAGGCCCAGCACGGCGACGAACAAGGCTGCAATGACACTTTTGACGATCAATTCCATAGGCCGATCCGCGTGCCGCGGCTATCGATGGTCAGCACCTGGCGGCGCGGTGTTTTACCCTCTGCGGCAATGCCCAGGTGGACCCACGTCGCGCCGCCGACGCGCTCAACAATCAGCTGGTCGAACTGCAAGTATGATTTTTCCAGCGCCTGGCAGATCGCCATCGGTGTGCCGAATGCCGTCGCCGTAAAATCGCAGGCCAGGCCATCCAGGTGCGCACTATTGGCCGCACCGCCAACTGC